GAATCGAATGTCTACATCTGGATGTTGTTTTCTAATTAACAAATGCTTGCCTCTATCTGGTGCTGTAAACTGACCCTTGACCTCTATAAAAAATCCATACTTCTCTAGGTAGAAATCAGGCGTATACACACACTCTTTAATATACTCTATAGGATGTTTTTCATACTCATACTTTATCTTATTCTTAACCAATTGCTGTGCTACGGTCAGTTCAAAGTTAGACCTGAACCCATGTGATTTCATACTCATAAACTTCGTATGTCTTTCGGTGGGTACATATCAAATATCCTGCCTGCATCTTCACTGATAGTGTCCATCAGCTTAGGTGCCCTCTTCTCCATTTCATACAAAACATCCGTCCATTGTGTTATAAAAAAACAGACAAGAGCGTTCCTGTCTAGGTAACTTTTTAATACATCTAAGTCTTCTCTAAATATAATCAACTTCTCCTCTTGGTGTACATCATTCCATAAGCCTGTATAGTTACTTCCATACTTCTCTCCTAAATTTATAAAACTAGAACGTACACGTATGGGTATCTTTTTAGAATGGTTTCTTATCTCTCGTATTATCTCCGGCCCACCTATGCGATCTTCTGCTTCTGGATAGCAAAAGTATACTCTATCATTCATAAATATATCATTCCTGTTGATGTCCGTTTGAAAATACAAAGCCATTATACTTCTCTTTTAACTAATTTACTATACCAAACAGTTCTTGGATACCTAGCCTTAGACCCTACCTTTTTGTGCAGTATAGCATCCGGCCAACACTTCCTTTTAAAATCACAGAAGCCGCAGATGCTAGGCAATAGCCTGTTACCTGTTTTCTTTTCATTCTTATTTTCATCTTTGTATGTCTCTGTCGTATCAGAAAAACATCTTTTAAACTTCTCTCCTTTTAACAGAGCGTTTAGATTATTCTTAGCAAGCTGTAGGAACTCTTTCCTATCTTCATCCTGTACAACAGGTGCTTCACATACGTTCCACTCCCCACTTGCTTTGTTAATAACAATCCACCCACCAAAATCTTTATTCTTAGATTCGCTGTATAGATAACCTTGCGTTATATAACCAAACGTATCGTCTTCTTTAATTTTATTGTAACCGCCCAGTTCACCAAACTTATGTTCAAATGCATACGGACTAGCAGACTTGATGTCCCACACCTTACCGTCAATAACGATATCTAACGTGCCCGACACCTCGTTCTTTCCTAATTTTAACTTAACTCTTTCTTGTTCGCCCTCTACATTTACGCCTGCCGATTTAAGAATTAAGACAGAGATAGCTTCAACAAGGTCACCGAATATAAATCTAAGTATGGCATTATACTCGATGTCTTTGTCTGCACCATCTCTCTCCATCTTCTGTTGGCAAAGAGGTCTGCCCAGAGAGGACATGCGAGGTCTCCATTTATCAGCGGAAGGACTGAATTGTTTGTGGATAGAAGCCTCACATGCATCTCTGAACTCTTTGACGAGTTTTGGATCTAGCTCAACACCCTCTTTCGAGACCTTGCTGAGAAAACCCTGAACTCTGTGGATGATTGCATTATTCATTTACAACTGTATCGAAGCCTTCTTTGTCTCCACGAGCACTACTATGTCTCTTCATAATAGACTCGTTATAGCCCTTTACAGTTTCCATAAATTGATGCATCAGCGTATCATCCTCTCCAGTCCAGTCAGCGATTTGCCCACGAGGCGTTAGCTCTGCTTGAAAATAGATGTTCCCACCTTTCTTTTTTCTTACAGAAGACAGCCCGATAGTCGTCAACCACATAGGTTGCTTTTGCTTATGCAGGCTCTTTAGGCAATCGCTTGCCGGAACGAAGTTCGCACCCTTAGCGTACCACACGCTAGGAATATCTTTAGCCTCTACAGCTTTACCTTTCTTATCTTTAGCACCTTCTAAGGTTATCAAACCATAGATGTTTTGGCTACACTTCACACTCTTTTGTAGCACCCACTCAGGGCTGTCTTTTGGTAAAGACTCTAGATCGCTTGTGTTTAATCTACCACATTTCAATCCACCATCAGTATCATAGAACTCACTATTGAAAGATGGTGCCTGTACAGTCTGCACAGAGAAAGTACCTTCTTCATTATCCCATACTGAGTACGAATACGTTCTCATAAATGGTCTGATGACTGCCTTCTCTGCGTAGATTATACCATCATCAGTGCTCAGACTAAAATGTCCACGAGGTAAAGCGTTTCCTTCTTCGTCTTCGGCTGAGTGATTTATTGACAGACGTGACAACCCTTTACTAGTAGTTGGTGCGTCTGCTGACTGCCCTGTAAGTTTCATCATGTCGTCTACAGACATAGTTGAAATCTTATCAGGTAGATTCGTCTCCATTAATGTTTCGGTCATATGTTTAGAACTCCTTTCATGTCTAACCAGTTATTTCCTATTTTAATTTCGATTCCTATCGGCATATCATACTCGATATTATACCTACGTATACATTCAGACTTTAGTGATAGCATTGCTGTCTTTAATACATCTACCGCTAGCTCCTTTTCGGAGGGATAGACATCAAGTACGATGGAATCGTGTACTGTGTTACAAATTATAGTCTTCATATTATTATCTGTCAACAGTTTTTTTGTATAGATAAGTGCAATAGGTAGCAAATCCGCTGTAGCAAAGCCTTGCACGGGGTAATTTTTTATTGACGTAGCGTTTGTAACCCCTCCATATCGCAATCTATATGTATTTTCAAAGGCATAATGTCGACCAGAAGGCAAACTGATTTGTTTCTCAGTTACAGCTTCGTTGCACAGATCTTCATGCCACTTGGTCACCCCTTTGTATTTATCTTTAAATGCTTTATAATATTGTACCTGTTTAGGAGTACCCATCATCCCTCCGTAGAGAGGTTTAAATGTATCTGCTTTTGCATCCTGTCTAGACACTCCTAAGATAGATGCTGTGTAGGCATGCACGTCTATGTTATTACCTACGTCTTCGTACACCTTCTTATCCTTAGATAGAAATCCAGCGACCCTAAACTCTAACTGTGAGTAATCACCCTCTAGCATATGTCCACCTTCCCATCTACTAACAACAACCTTACGTACAGGAAACGTGCCACTCCTAGGCATATTTTGAAAGTTAGGATTTCTAGAAGATAATCTACCAGTTGAAGTGACACATTGCATGTATTGTGGATGGATCTTGTCCTTACTGTCTAATCCTCTCTCTATACCATCTATGAAAGTTTTCAAGTATGTTTTGATAGCATTATACTTAGAGTAAGATTCCACGAAAATTTTTTGCTCAGGATTTGCTGATTTAACCAGTTTATCTATTGTATACTTATCAGTCTTAAAACCATGCACTGTAATGTCTTCCACATTATCAATATTCATTTTAAATCCAGCGATCTCTTTCTGCCTGATGTACACAACACCTTTACCTCTACAGGCTTTGCACAGCCTACGTTGTTTACCAACCGTGCCATCTTTTTTCAATGCGAAGTAATGTCCTGATCCTCCACACTTATTGCAAGACTCCATCTTAGTCCTGTACAGCAACTTGGTCATCTTAGCCAAAGTCTGTCCTAATACTGTTGCTGTCATACGCTTAGGTCTCTTCTTCCTTCGTGAATTACCACGATCCTCATAACCTAAGTTAAAAGCCAATGCCCATTTTTTCTTATCTATTACTTCTCTTGAGAATATCACACGAGATCTATCAACACTGCTGTCCAGATTAATTTCAGTATCTCCCATAACTCTCTTTACTTCTCTAGTTAAGAATGATTCTAAACTAGCTAACTCTTTTGTATACTCTTCTCTTATGCTGTACAGGTTCTCTCTACTGATCTGTATACCGTTGTTCTCCATGTCACACAATAGATCACACATCTCATGCGATAACTCTAATGTGTTTTTAAGTCTACTAGGCATGTTATCTATCTGTGCTTCATATAATTCTTTGGTAACTTGCACGTCTGCTTCACCGTACTCCTGTACAATAGGCCAAGGTATCTTTTCAAAAGATATTTTATCCTGTAAATACTTCTCTGTCAGATCTGTTTTTTTCTTTGACAAGGCGTACCTCTCACAGCATTTCTTTAATGATAGGGGTATTTTACTACCACCGTTTATCAAATACTCTGCAATCATCGTGTCATACACCTTACCTGTATAGGTAAAGTTACAAGCACGTAACCACTTCAAGTCAAACTTGATGTTGTGACCTACCAACAGTGTGGTCTTATCTAAAACATCCTGTAGAGTCTTAGTTGCATCCTCTGTAGGGGATCTATCTTGGTGGTAGAAACATAAGTAATTCTTCTCACCTTCCATATTGTAACCTACAGACACTAACATGTTGCCTGTATAGGGTTCTGCCTCTGTCTTATTATCTTTATCTAATTTAAATGTCGTCTCTATGTCTAATACCGTAATCATTTTATTTTAACCTCCGCCTCTGTTTCTATCCACACTTTCGCTCCACAAGATAGTGGTTTATCAGGTCTGTAAATAACCTTGCTCTCTCCAAGTATCTCTACTTCTCTAGCGTACCTGTTATCTTTATAAGTTTTAACTGTGATACACTTCTCTGCTTTCTTCCTTACTAAATGTTGGTTTACATGTATTCTCTTTTTCAAGGGATGTACCTCGCTTTCTGTATATCTATCCTACAAGTTACTAAACCATGCCAACCTGTAAGTTTATTCTTACTTACACACAAATGTCGTATGTAATCTTCCTCATCTCCAAAGTTCTTACCGATTCCAATGATAATGTCAGCCTCAGCTGCTTTGCCTGTACGGGAGTTTTCTAACATGGCAAAATCTATCTCCTGTCTATTGTGGGCTTCATAACTTGCCTGCGATACAGCCCAGACCATACATTCTCGTTTCTTTGCTATCGCTCTGGATGTTTCATATATAGCACGAAGTTTCTCATCTACTCTTGAGTATGTACTGCTGATGTTAACCTTGTCTAACTGA